GTTGCATTCCAGGCGTTTTGAACTCGCCAATTATTGATGGATCAATTGTCCCCGCTGCTCTTGCGGGCATTGCGGGCATGGTCATCGCCTTTTGTTGGTCAGGTTGCATCTGCGCAAATGTAGGCGCAAGGTTTGGATTATCTGAAAAATCGCTTGCCGTTGGCTCTTGCTTCATTTCGGGCGTAGCCGCTTTGCCTTGCAAGCCTTGAATCAATCGTTGAATGTCGGAAGATGTGTCGGCACGGTATTGCTCACCCAACGCTTTTTGTTCCTCTTTCAAACCTTCTTGCTTTTTGTTTACCAAATACATTTGAAGCACTTTAGCCAAACCTTGAACGGGGCTAATTGGGGCTTGGATGCCTTGGTATGATCCCGCTTGAACAGGCTCAAAGGCTTGTTGTTGAAGAATCTCGGCCATTTTTTGGCGGCGATCCAACTCTTGCTGTTGCAACTGATAAGGGCTTGCAACATTAAACTGTTCGTATTGATTAGCCATGTTTTTACCCGTTCAATAAACCGTAGTTGACCATTTTGTAACCACTTGGGTGCATCAAAACGGCTTTAGGCATGACTTTTTCAACCTCATCAGCCATTACGCCTTGTTGACGTTCACCCAAAATGTCGTATTCATAAATACCGATGCCAAGTTTGTGAGTACCAATACGCTCAATGTTTGATTTCAGTCGGCGGTCGGAAAGTGCCGCACCCGCAAGGCTAAACAACCCGCTTGTTGTTGCATTAGCGCCCGATTGTTGAATACCATATCTTTGCATATCGGCCGCGCCTTGTGCTTGCGCACCCGCAAACACGGGGGCGGGGGCAATACTTGTTGGGTTGTAGCCTTGGAATTGAGGCAATTGCAATTGCGATCCACTCATCAAACCCGTGATTTCATTTAAAGGTTGATTGCGCAAAGCAAGTTGAGTTTGCAAACTTTGATTAGCCGCATTATTAGCAAACTGCGCACTACCAAGATTTTGGTTGTATTGTTGGAGTTGTGCGGCATTAGCCAATTGTTGTTGTTGCGCGGCGGTATTTTGATTTTGTTGAATTGCCGCATTCGCCGCATTAGATGCCGTCATGCCTTGACCAAAGTTTTGTGATACGGCTTGATTAGCGGCATTTTGAGCCGTAATTCCTTGACCAAAGTTTTGACCAATGGATTGATTTGCTAATTGTTGCGCACTTAAACCTTGACCAAAGTTTTGATTAATAGAGGCGTTTGCTAATTGTTGTGCGCTTAGACCTTGGCCATAATTTTGGGCAATCGCTTGATTTGCTAATTGTTGAGCATTTGAACCTTGCCCATAATTTTGGGCGATTGCTTGATTTTGTGCTTGTTGGTTTTGCAAATTAACACCAAAACTTGCTAATTGCGCTTGATTACCAAATTGGCCCGATTGAAGTTGTTGGTTAAAACCTTGGCCTTGAGCCGCATTTTGTGCTTGTTGCGCCGCTAAAGCATTTGCAAAGTTTTGTTGTGTTCCAACATTTCCATATTGACCCGAGGCCAAGGCTTGATTAAAGCCTTGTTGATTTGCGGCGGTATCTAAATTAATTCCTTGCAAAGCCGCTTGGGTCAACAAGTCATTTTGTTGTTGGCTTTGATCTCGCATTGCATTTGTATATGCTTCACCGCCCGCCACTAAACCTTGATTTGCCAAATTTTGAGCATTTAACTTTTGTTGACGCTCTAATTGAGGCGCAAGCCGAGACATAATTGCCGTTTGTCCCGTAGTGCCCGCATTAACGGGCATTTGGGCAACATTACGCAAATCTAATTGGTTATTTGAACGATAGTTATTGGCATTTAAATCTTGATTGATTTGACCAATATTACCAAGGGATTGTTGCAAATTAACGCCTTCAACACCGCCTTGTGCCGTTCCATATTTACTAGCATCTACGCCAGCCGCCATGCCATATTTACTAGCATCTATGCCGCCCGCCATACCATATTTGGAGGGGTCAATACTTCCCGCCAAACCATATTGATTTGCCGCAACATCGCCTTTGGCTAATCCATATTTATCCGCCGCAATTGATGAGGCAGTGCCGTATTTAAAAAGATCAGGTGCGCCTTGTATTTTTCCCGAATCGGCAAGTGATGTAGTTAATGCGGGGCCTGTATATTGGAACGGTTTGCTAATAATGTCCGTTGCGGTTGAAAGACCTTTTTCACCAAGTCCCGCTAAACCTTGTTGAACCCGTTGTTGCGCTTCCAACGTGGCTTGTGCCGTTGGTGTCAAATTTTGCGTAATCGTTGGTTGATTTGTAATAGGATCAAACGTGACGGTTTGACCACCCAACGGGCCACTAATGTTGGGGTTGTTTAGATAACCTTGAAGCAACGCCGTTTCTTTATTTGCTTGGCCTTGGGCGGTAGCCGCACCCGCATAATCGGGCGTTGCGGGCGCATCGGGTTGGGGGCATAAGAAAGCCATGTTTATTCCTTAAATTCGTAAGTTTCGCCTGATGGCTCATAGTTTGCTCTTTCAAGCAAAACGCTCAAATCTTGAGTTTTCTTGTGGCTAATCATAATTTGACCGACACCATTGACTTTGAGCATTTGCCCCGCTAACTTGAGCAATTTGCAAATTCCAAGACCGCCTCGGTGATCGGGCAACACATAGTAGAAAACATCTAACGCTTGCATTGCGCCATAAAAAGGTGATCTAAACACCATAAATCCCGCATGACCCGCCAATTCACCCGTTTCGGTGCGCAAAGTAAAGTATGCAAAATTGCCCGTTCTTTCTAGTTCAATCATGCCGCCTAAATCGCTTTTTAGGTTGGCCTTTCCGTAAAGTTCAGACCAATGTCTACCAATAAGCACAACGTCTTCTGCTGACACAACTACAAACTACTCCATCTTTGCGTTCATCTTCCCGCCCATCCTTGTTGGAACACCACATCGGTTGAGGCCCACTCAATTTGCAAGCCTTGTGAGGCCGATTTTAATTGAATCCCCGCGCAATAGCCAATACCCGTGACGCCTTGCCAATTGTTTGTAATGATGGTGTTACCAGACCACAATCCAGAGTCCCAAACGGCCGAATCCCAAAAACCATAAACGGTTGGGCTAAAGTTCAAACTTCCCGTTGTGTCCGATAAATCAAAATCAACATTCATTCCCACCACAATGGCGGGAGAACCATCCGTAAAGATAGATGGTCTTGCTCTTGTAAAGTATTTCTTTACACCACGGGTTTCATAATAATTAAACGCTTGCAAAGCAACCGCATTGATGTCATTGGTGTCATCGGCATAACCATCCCAAGCCAAACCAACATATCCATTGCCACCAAAGTAAGGATTGTCGTTAAATGTTTCCCAACAATTAGCCGCCCATCCCGTGAACCTTGTCCATGACTTTGTGATGGTGTTCATCACAAATTGCTCTTGCGCACCAATATTAACGGGAACATTGATCCACAAAGCATTGTTTTTGGCGTGATAAAGCAAAGCCCAACCAAATGAATCTTGGTAAAGCGTTGTTGCCTCGGTAATAGCGCCTTGAATCTTGTCGGATAAATTAACCCTTGGGTCAAGTCGGCTTGATTGCAACGCGGAGGCCAATGGCAACAAGCCATCTAAACTTAAAACCAATAGGTCGCCACCGTATTTGTACAAACAACGCCTAGAAACGGGCGCTCCTAGCTTCCAAACGCCCGCCAAAGCCCATGTACTTGCGGATGAGGGGTCTGTGCCTCGGTAAACAATAATCTCGCCCTGTGACGTTACAAACACAAGGTTGTCATCTACGCCATAACCCGCATCAATTGTCCATGCGCTAAGAGAAACAATATAACCGCCCATTCGGGCAATTGAACTCAAGTCTAAAACCTCGGCCGCACCGCCTACCGAGTTAGTTGGCAAATACCATGCTTTTAGACTTTCTTTCTCAATAAACCACACACGGTTTTTAAACAATGTGACGTTGTTGAATTTGTTTGTGGTTACACCCGTGATCGCAATCGGTGAGCTTGAGCCGTTAATGCTTGCCCAAGTTGTGCCGTTGTAAAGCAATGGGTCATTAACGCCATTGCAAGCGTAGAGATAACTTCCCCCCGCTGTCGTGACGTTGATATGCTCAAAACGGCTATTTGTTAACCCCGTTACTTCAGCAGCGCCAACCGCGCCTTGGGTTGTACAATTGTAAATTGAGCCATTAGCAATCCCAAACAACTTGCTTACAGTCCCCGTTTCATAAGCCATTAGCGTTTCAACTTCGCCTGAGATGCCCGTTGACCAATTGGTATATCCACCGCGCAAGTTCACACTTGACACCGTTGGAAAAAAGTTAGTCATTGTCACCGCATCGGTTGGCGACATATTCGCCAATGAATCACGCACGTTCCAACCGCCAACAGGCGCGGGAATACTTGCTACGTTAGCGGCAGTCCTTTGGGCAATTTTTGGCATTACGGTGATGCCCCATATCCACTATCGGGGATATTGTCGTATCCCACTAAAATCGTTCCTGGCCTTGGCGCAAACGACAAATTAGCCGCAGACATATCCAATGCAATTGCCGCTTCCATTTCTTCTAAATAGTTGCGATACATGGCCGTTGTGTCAAAACCTTTAGCCTCAAAATATTTGAGTTTTGTTGATAAAACAACCAAACGGTCGGGGTAAATGCAAGTATCCGTATCAACGGTAAACGATGTCTTGGGAATATCCGTAGAGCTATTTGCCCAAGAGTTTGAACGGTATTCGTAACCCAAAAACTCGGCGTTAGAGAAGCCAGGCCATATTTGGAAATACTTGCTAAACAAACGCCACCGAATCCGAGGGCCTGTGGCAATGTATCCCGACAACAGCCATTCCCATTGTTGGGCATCTTCGGGGCCGAGCATTTCCCAATGTTTGTCTTTATCCCACATTGTCCTTGGGATAATTGCCTCATAGTCGCTTGGAAACGCATACTTCATCTTTTGAAAGTACACGGTTGCATTTGTGCCTTCGGCGGTTGTTTTTCTATTGATGGTGACGGAAGTGCCCGAGTCCACCGTTTCAATAAAAGTGTTTTGGTCAATCCCCGTGCCAACCACCATGTAGGTGCTATCTAAACCCGTTGTGGATGGAATTCCCGTGATCGATGTCCCGCTACTACTCCAAGTGCCCGTAGTGGTTAAATACTCGGTGTAGAACTGCTTTTGCTTTGTAAGCGTTCGCCAAGGATGTTTGCGCAGAAACTCATATCCACTTGCGTTCATTAACGCAAGAATTTGGATAATGTCTTGATTAGTATTTCCAGCAACACTTGTCGGTGTTGTCACGCCTAATTCATTGGTAACTTGCTGCACTAACTGAAGCATAGTGCTAGACATAATTTACACCTCTTTTTTAGGGCGGCCTCTTGTTTTTTCGGACAACAAGGCTTTCATTTGCTCTTGTAATTCTTTCAATTCAGAACGGGTTTGCTCTAATTCAAATGAACTTTCACTTTGATTGCGGCGCAAAAGATATGCTCTTGCTTTCTCGCGCAATCCGACAGCGCCCATTCCAACGCGCTGCAATTGAGCATCGCTTGCCGTAGCAACTTGCTCAACCGTTTGAAACTTTAGAATTTGCAGTTCAGCCATCTGACTGTCTGTAAATTCCTCAGGGCGATCTAGATGCCAATTTTGCAAAGTTGTGCCAATGATCGGCCCACCTTCCGAGTTTTGCATTTGATAGTGCAACCATTGACGCGGGAAGCGCTCTTTATGGTCATCACGAACGGGTTGTTCGATGATGTTGTACTTATCGCCTGGAACCATAATTCGCACAAACGGAGTGTCTTTATATGGTGCTTTATCAAATGTGTAAAACTCAACGTGCAGATGTGTATCTGCGTTTGCAATATCGGAATCTAGTGCCATTTTTTATCCTGTGGGGATTAAGCTGAAGTGACGGATGCCCAAGTTGTTGCGCTTGGTGCAAAAAGAATCATACTCTTTGCGGTTGCCAATGTAACGGATGTCGCCGCCGCATTGATTGTTGAACTTGTGTTGTAAGGGTAAATTGAAATCGTTTGACCCGAATTGTTACAAATACCAACCATTGCGCCCGCTTCGGTAGGAGGCAATTTAACGCCAGTAGAAGCGGATGAAGTTGTGATTGTGTTGAACACAGCCGACAATTGAGTTGCAGTAGCAGCGGTTGAACCCGTTGCAACAATGGCAACTGCGCCATCGCCCGCAATGGAAACCGTTGACAAAGGCGAGTTACCCGCGCCAAGAATTCTTGATGGAATAGCCATTTTTGTTCCTTAATTAAAAAGAGGCGGTTTTTATGCCGCCCCTTTTATTTTACACAGATGCTTTAGAGAACCAAGCAACGTCACCAGATGCGAGGGCAACTGCGGGCGATGTGTATGAACCGCCTGAAGCTGTCACCAAGAATGTGGTTGCGTTAACGGTGCAAGCGGTTGTAGTGGCGGTAATTGTTGCATTGGCTTGACCCAAGACATAAATTTTGCCATCAGAACCGAATACTTCAGCACCCAAAGGGCCAAATGTAGGAATAGCCGTTCCTGCGCTGTTTGTGTTGGTGTTAACAATATTATTAAAGTCAATACCAATGAGGGGGGTGATTGTATATGCCATGATTACATACTCCTTTAAGCAATCAGAACGCCACAGAACTGTGGGCCTGAGCTAGTTAAGTTACCCGCCCAACCAATCAACTTAACGATTGCATCTTGGTTGACGGCTTGACGCTCACCACCAATAGGCACAAAGTTGCGGTCAACGTGGGGACGGAACATCATATATTTGGTGTTCAAGAACCACATATGGTTTGCAGTAGCGTTAGAACCGATACCACCGTCAAGCACAACATCAGATGCCATGCCAGCGCCATAGTATTTCAATGAAGCAAAGCCAGCGCCTTGAGTGGAATTGCCACCATCGGTAACACGTTGGATTGATTGCATTGATTGCAAATACAAACGGTAGTAGTTACTATCGGCAACGATCAAATCGGGTTTGTCCGTGCCACGAATCAACTGCACAGCCAAACTATCCATATAAGATTGGATGTTTGAAGCTGAAACAGCAGAGCCGCCATCGGTCACGCCCGAGTACTTAACTGAGCGCCAAAAACTGTAGTTAGCACGGTTAATACCGCCATAAGTACCAGTTGAGGGTGCATCAGGAACTGCTGCGCCCAAACCTGTGATGTTTTTGCCGCTATTGCCCGTGCCATCCGTGTAGATGTCAGCGCCAATGCGGTTAGCCAATTGAGCCTCGGCAACCATCATGCGTCCATCGAGCAAATCAATAATAGCCTCTTTGCCCGAGTTTTGGATCATTTCTAAGCCAGAGATGGACACGGCGGCAGCGTATTGAGTAATGCTGAATTGCGCAGAACT